TTGCTTCGTAAGTACGAGTATTTGACCAATTATTGGCCAAATAACACGCTTACTGCGGCGCCTGTTTACTATGCTGATACCAATTGGGATCACTGGTATCTAGCTCCAACACCAGATCAAGCATACACCTTAGAGGTGCTCTACTACGAGCGCATTCAACCTTTAAGTTCTGACAATCAAACAAATTGGTTGACTCAGAATGCTCCAACGGCCATGTTGTTTGGCACTCTTTTGCAAGCAATGCCTTTCTTAAAGAACGATCAACGGCAAATTTTCCAACAAAAGTACACCGAGGCTATTCAGTCACTCAAGACTGAAGACACTTCACGTCTTGGTGATCGTCAATCTGTTGCAATAGATAGCTAATCATGACCTCATACGTTTCACCATACACAGGACAGACGATTAACCCATCACAAGTGGGTTATGAAAATCTAACGCTCACAACCACATACACAGCGCTTCAATGGCCTGTCAATGGAAATACGACTTCTGTTGTTGCCAACATCATTGAAGCCACAGCTAACGTAAGCCCTGCGTATGTTGTTTTACCTCCTGCAACGCAAGTATCAGTAGGTCAAGCATTCATCATCAGAAACATTGGTTCAACCAATGCATTTACGGTTGTTTCTCAGAATGCCAATTTAACGTACAACACAATTCAAACGGTTCCTACCGCGCCTACAACTGCAACAGTCAACACTTATTACATTTACCTAATTGACAATTCAACTGTTCAAGGTACATGGTCTACTGTTGCTTTGGGTGTTGGTACTTCAGCCGCCAGTGCCGCCGCTTTGGCGGGACTTGGTTTGTTGCCACTGAATACTACTTTGAACACCAATACGCAAGTTGCGTTGGTTTCTTCTGCCTACACCTTCAACTCAACAGATGGATCACAATTGTTTGTATGGACAGGTGGCGCAGGCACAATGACCTTACCTACTGTAGCTAGTGTTCCATCTGGTTGGTATGTAATCATTAAAAATGATGGGTCAGGTATATTGAACGTGACAGCCCAAGGTTCAAGCACAATTGATACAACAAGCTCAACTGTTCAAATTCAAATAGCTAACTCAAGTGTTTTTGTATCTAATGGAACTAATTGGTATACATATGCTTTGGCTCAAACAAACGTATTCAACTATACGCAATTGTATTTGAGTCTAACTGGCGCCGCCGCAACAGTTACTTTGACTGCCGCTCAAGGTAAGAACGTCATCCAACAATATGCGGGTATTCTTTCTCAGAACACCACGGTCATTTTGCCTCAAACAGTACAACTGTATTCAATCAGAAATACAACTACTGGCTCATATACATTGACTTTCTCTACTGGAGTTTCAGGCGGAACAACCTTTACTTTGGGACAAGGACAAGCTGTTCTTTTGGTATGTGATGGAACAAACGTATTCACAACTACATCAGCAACTACAAGCTTTACCAGTAACTTGACTTTAGGTAATGGGTCTTCGGCGGCACCTTCATTAAATTTTAGTGGTGATACAACAACTGGTTTATATCTTGCCGCATCAGGTCAATTGGGATTTGCGATTGGTGGATCTAGCGCAGGAACATTGACTTCTAGCGGATTGTTGTTGCCTGTTGGTATTCAAGGCGGGACATTCTAATGACTGTAAAAGTTGCTGTTCTTCAGGCGGGTTCAGGCATCCAAAGGGATGGAACTGTTTTTTCTGCACCCTCTTATGTAGATGGTCAATGGTGCCGATTTCAGTATGGTCGGCCCAGAAAAATGGGTGGTTATGAAGGCGCTTTTTTAAATGCTCCTAGTATCAGCCGTGGCATGATCATGCAGTCCCAAAGCGGACAAACATGGGTAGTTTCTGGATTTAACAATAGCATCCAACAATGGACTATTGGTAACAGTGATGCTATTGGGTCTGGCCCACAGCAAGTATTTGTAATTGGAAGCATTACAACTGTAGGAAACACAACTGCAGGCGCGGGTTACACAAACGGTACATATACAAATCTAACGCCAATTACAGGTAGCGGAAATGGAACTGGTGCAACAATCTCTGTCACCATATCTGGTGGAGCAGTCAGCTCTTTATCTGTCACTGCAAGCGGTTCTGGATATGGCTACGGGGATACATTTACTTTTGCAACATCAAGTCTAGGTGGCGGGTCACCAACAACTTTATTTGTTGGAACGATTACATCGGTCACATATGATGGACTGAATCTAGCTCCATCAAGCAACTACTATGTGGCAGATACGAATGCGTTGTGGCAGTTTGATACGGGTTTTGATCCGTTTGGGACGGGCAATAATAATTTGATTGCGCACCCTGGCGACAACCTGCAGTACATCGACAGCCAAACCAATGTTAGGCCATTGATTGGTACTTTTACAGGTACAAGTTTGACACCTGTAGGCGTATTTACAGCATCGGGAACAACAACAAACGGAAGCCCTACCGTTACTTTTGCAACTACAAACATAGCTATGGGCGCGGGTGTATCAGTCTATGGAACGGGTATTCCTGCTAACACTAAGATTGTTTCAGCCACCACAACGGGTGCAGTTTGGACGGTTACATTAAACAACAACGCCACTGCCTCTGGCACAGTGACATTGACCTTTGATAACAACATTGCTGTAAGTGGCGGTGTTGTAATGCTTTATCCATACCTTTTTGTGTATGGAAATTATGGGTTGATCCAAAACTGTTCAGCGGGCGACTTTAACAATTGGACGTCAGCAGACGCCAACGCCAATAACGTATCTTCTACAAAGGTCGTTAAAGGCATGGCTCTACGAGGTGGAACAACATCTCCTAGCGGACTGTTTTGGACAACTGATTCTGTTGTAAGGGTGACTTATTCTCCTCAAACCGTTGGTACATCGACTCTTTATTGGCGCTATGACTTGATTACTCAACAGTCTTCAATCATGTCAAGCCAATGTGTGATTGAGTATGACGGCATTATCTATTGGGTGGGCGTTGATAGATTCTTGATGTACAACGGTGTTGTATCTGAAGTGCCTAATACGCAAAACACCAACTATTTCTTTGACAACATCAATATCAATCAAAGACAAAAAGTATGGGCTACAAAGATTCCTCGTTGGGGAGAAATTTGGTTTTTCTATCCACGCGGTACATCAACCGAATGTAACGACGCCATTATTTATAACGTCCGTGAAAAATGTTGGTACGACGCAGGATTGGCAGATGGTGCCAATCGTTCTGCGGGCGTGTTCTCTGAAGTGTACAGAAAGCCAATTTGGGCGGGTAATGTGGCCAATTCAGTAGGAACTTATACGCTTTGGAACCACGAAGTTGGAACCGATCAAGTCTATTTGAACAACGTCAATGCCATTAATTCTTATTTTGAAACCAATGTTTTGGGAACTGGTGCAGGATTGGTTGGAGCACCTTCTGGTGGAGATAACCTCTGGACTCGTTTAGAGCGCGTTGAACCTGACTTTGTTCAGTCTGGACAGATGAGCTTGACGGTCACTGGTAAGGGCTATGCGGACGATACAGACCAAACTTCGAGCCCTTATACATTTGACCCAACAACCCTTAAAATCGACATGAAGGAACAGCGCCGTGAGATGCGTTTGAGGTTCACAAGTAACACTCAAAACGGCAATTATTTCATGGGTCGAGTTGTATTGAGTGTCGAGACAGGCGACGTTCGCGGAACAGGAAATCCATGATTTCGTACGATCCTCGCGGAATGACATGGGATCAGTACAATAAGCTGATGGAAGAGCAGTTTGCGTCCAATCAGTTAGGGCATGTGCCTGAAGAGAATTGGAGAACATGGGTGGACGGCATAAATGGTATTGGTTATTTTGTCCAATCAGGAATACCAGATCACCGTCCATTTGATCATTGGCAAGATTGGGCAATGGCTATGGCGGGCATCATGTCGATTTCGCCTAACTTGGGGAGTACATATTGAAACCGTCCGACGTCATTACAGCCGATTCTCAGAATCGGAACTTAGACCCTAAAAAGGTCATGGGAGCCGCCCAAGTAGCAATCAAAAAGGGCGGCAAATTATTTCATCACGGTAAAACGTCACTGCTTTTGGAAAAGCTGAGTGATGGGGATTTTTCAACTCATTTGTTTACCCAAGATTCTCCAGTTTTATTGGCTAGAGCTTTGGCCTTGTTTTTTAGAAAGATGGAGAAAAGCGACATTCGCATCATTTATGGTGATGCCACTGGGCCCATGCTTAACTTGCTCAGACGAGTAGCAAGACAAGTTGGTGCTCCTATCAAAGATTCAGACCGTCACGGTTATACATGGATGATTAAATTATGAACAATTATTCAGGCTTTGGCGGCTTACAAACACAAAACACTGGTGCTCAACTTCATACACCAAATATTGAGCCAAATGACATTCTGCCTTGCGGACAAGCAACGCCACACTATGGTGGTGGTGGTGGTTTACTGAGTGCGGCTCTCGATATTGCTACTGGCGGTGCCAGTAGTTTTTTATGCGTACTTGAAGATGCGGCTTGTGCAATCTGTGCAATTTGTGCAATTGACAGTGCGGCATGCGTCATTTGTTCTGCATCATGTGTTGCATGTTCTCTTTCTTGTGCAAGTTGTGCAACCTGTGCAACCTGTGCAAATTGCACTTCGTGCGCTAAATGCTGTACAAGCGGATGTTGCACAAGTCAATGTTGTACAACGCAATGTTGCAATACTAAGTGCTGTTCAACTCAATGTTGTAGCGCATGTTGCAAGAGCGGATTGTGCTGTGTAAGTTGCTGTGCATCTTGTGCCTGCTGTTCTACCTGTTGCACAAGTTGCTGTTCTTGCACATCTTGCTCTTGTTGCACTACTTGTTGCACAAGTTGTTGTGCTTGCTCATGCTGTGCATGCACTTGCTGTACAAATTGCTGTGGATGTTGCGCATGTGACTGCTGTGCTTGTTGTACATGCTGTGCCTGTGATTGCTGTGCCTGCTCTTGTTGTTGTGCCTGTTGCACATGCGATTGTTGCGCATGTTGCACTTGCTGTACCTGTTGTACTTGCTGTACATGTTGCACTTGCTGTACTTGCTGTACATGCGATTGCTGTACATGTTGTACATGTTGTTGCTGTACATGCGACTGCTGTTCTTGCTGTTGCGCTTGCGACTGCTGTGACACATGTTGTTGTGCATGTTGTTGCTGTTGCTCTTGCAAAAGTAAGGGCCACAAAGGCGGAAAAAGCAATAAAGGTGGCAACAAATGCGCTAATAAAGGCTGTAAAACAGGCTCTGGCGGTGGAGGTGGCGGTGGTGGCCAAGGAGGTCTTTGCGGTCAAGCTTCAGCATTAGTTGGACATGGTGGCAATTACGGAATTGACACTGAAAAAGGCTTAACCCAGATGGGTGGTGGCTTGGGTGCAAACCCTAATATGGGTATGGGTGAAGGAGAAATGCTTGCTGAAGGCGGTCTTGCTCACTTTGCCAAAGGAAGCTCAAGCAAAGATTGCTGTACTGACTGTAAATGTTGGGTTAAGACATTGAATAAGGGTTTGAAATGTGCTGAACCTGATTTCAAGTGTTCTGCATGCACCATGCTGAGAAGCCAAACCAATGCAAATTTGGGCAATATTACTCTGCACTCTTTGAGACAGATGAAGTGTGGAATCACGGGTAGTGCTGACGGTGGATTGGCGCATGCCTATAAGGCGGCTACTCCTAAAGGGCACAATCCTGAGTTCATCACTGGTGTGACAGGCTACTACGCTTGTGGTGGCGGTACAGGCCAATCTGACGACATTCCTGCGATGCTCCATGACGGTGACTACGTTATGGATGCTGAGACCGTATCGGCTCTTGGAGACGGTTCTAGCAAGGCGGGAATGCATGTCTTAGAAGGCTTCCGTAAACAGCTACCACACAAAGAAACAGTTGGGTCTAATCCTGTGCCTGCAAAAATTGCAGACGGGGAGTATGTCTTTCCTTCCGCGTTTGTCACGGCACTAGGAGGAGGGGATAATAAGAAAGGTTCAGAAATTCTTGATGGATTGCGTAAGAAATTACGAGATCACAAGCGTTCTGCACCTTTGGATTCAATCCCACCAAAGGCAAAGACCCCAATTGACTACATCAAAAAGGGAAAGAAATAAATGGCTAACTTACTCCAATCATCCCAAACAAAGTCAACGTGCGCACCTTCGTACTACACGAACTACCTTCAACAGTTAGCAACGTGTGGTCAAGCGGCTGAGAAATGCGCTCAGTTTGTAGGTGCCACGCCTTTACAGCAACAAGCTTTTTGCAGTATTGCTCAAACTGCAGGAGCACAACAGCCCACGTTCCAAACTGGAATGGGCTATATTGGTTGTGCGGCTCAGTCAGGTAGTCAGATTGGAGCCAAGGTTAGTCCTTATTTGGGCGCGGCAACCAGTGCAAGCCCTCTTTGCGCGGCTAAACCATTAATTTGCCAATCACGCGGTTTGAATTTGGGACAAGTGGCTCAATGCTACATGAACCCATTCATTAAAAACCAAGTGCAGAATATGTCTGACATTGCTCAGAGAAATATTCAGCAGAACTTGTCTCCACAAGCCACAGCGGCCATTGTAGGTTCAGGTCAATTTGGCTCACAACGCGGTGCTCAAGCTTTGGGTCAAATTGCGGCTAATGCAGAGCAATGTCTTAGTGCAAACATTGGCAAGATGTTGACCTGTGGATATGGCCAAGCACTAAGTGCGGCAGGTCAAAAAGAGAGCGCATTGGGTCAATTGGCAGGAACTACAGAGCAAGCTCAAGCGGCTCAGAATCAAGCTCAATTGCAAGCGGCTCAAACTGCGGCATGCGCACAATCAAGACAAGCGGCGGCAGAGCAAGCGGCAGGTCTTGGCATGGGTACATTGGGCGCACAAGCGGCCCAACAGAACTTGGCATGTATCAATGCTTTGGCCACGTTAGGCGCTCAATGCCAACAGATCAAACAGAATGCTCAGTGCTACGACTTCACTAAACTAGCAAAAGAAGCCAGTTTGATGCAAGGACAAGCCATTCCCACATCGGTTAAGACAACCATGTGCATGTCGCCTTTATCTGCGCTAGGCGCGGCGGGTGCGGCGGCGAAAGCATCTGGATTAACATGTTATCTCAGTAAAAAATTAAAATGTGTTTTTAGTTGTTGCTGTGGATGCGCATCAGGTGGTTTAGTTAAAGCACGATCAGGTGGCGCAATAGGTTGTGCGTCAACTCGTAATCTTGGCGCGTTGCCTGCAAGGAGAAAATAATGGCAGATTCTGCAGACAAGCAAGACTATAAAGGCGTTTCTAGTGGTCTAGACATGGCTAAGTTGCCCTTGTATGGGCAAGATGATGAGCGCCTACAAGAACTTCAAAAAGCCCAACAAGAAGCTTTAGATGCCCTTCAGAAGCGTTACGACCAACCTAATTGGTGGAAGGTGGCCGCAGGGTTTGCCAAGCCTCAATTGGGCGGTTTCTTGGCTTCTGCAGGCAGTGCGGCAGAAGCAATGGGTGAGAACGTAGAAAACCAACGTGCTCAACAATTGCCTATTTCTCAGATGAAATTAGCTTTGGCTCAATCCAATATGTTGTTAGGAGCCAATAAAAAGGTTGCTGATGAAGTTAAAAAATGGCGTGATGAGCATCCTAACGAAACACCTTCAGCCCAAAAAGTGGGTGAGTGGGATGCTATGGCCCCAGGCAGTTCTGTCGTCGCCTCCTTGAAGAACGAACTTAAATTTAAACAAGAACAACAAGGTGTTGACGTTCAAGCTCAACAAGCACAAATTGCTTCACAACAAGCCGCAATTGCCAAGGCTAATGCTAAACGTGCCGCTAACATTCCTTTGAGTGCGGAAGATGTAGCTGTATTGAGCGCTCCTACGCCGAGCATGACGCAAAAGGAAAAGGTTCCTACTGTCAACAATCCAAATGTTGCGGCTCCTACTGAACCAACCGCTGAAGAAAAACCAAAGGCTGAGACAAAACCTAAAAATGTGTATATCACGCCTGATGGAGCTCGTGTTACTGAAGACTTATATAAAGACTTCTATAAAAACGGTAAAGCTTTTATACCAATTATCAGCAATCTTCGTTCTCCAGAAGAGCAAGAAACTCTTAAAGATCATCAAGATGCAAATGGTAAGTGGTACACCAAAGAAGGTAGGCCAGTATCTGAGACTAGCAAGCACTTAACTGGTGATGCTATTGATCTTGATCCTAGCAAGCCATTGAACAAAGACCAGATTGGAATGTTGAAGTCCAAGGGTTGGAATCAGACTGACCCCAAGAACGATCCTAATCATTGGGAGCGTACTTCTACTGCGCCTGTTGAGAAGCCTACGGCACCTGTTGTGGCGGCTTCAAAGCAAGAGTTTTATCCACATTCTGTACCTAAACCTGATACCGCAGGTATGGGTGATAAAGATAGTACAGTTATCATGGATTCTTATGTGAAAAATGCGGCGGCAAAAGAAGCGCCTTATCAAGAGTCACTTGCTAAAATTCAACCAATTGTTACTGGAAATAATTACACACGCATCAAAAACTCTTACGATACAGCAATCAATATGATTGATGAAAATCCTAAGTTGGCTCAAACAGTGTTTGCGATGATGCGTCAAGACCCCATATTGGCCGCTTTAGGAACTGGTTTTGGAGTTCATGCTGGAACATTTAATGCAAATGTAAGCTTGCCTATTCAAGCATTCTTAGACGCAGGTTTAGGTCAGAAAGAAAAAGACTATGCTGACAAGCTATTTAGTTCCATGATGAATATCACTATGGCAAGCTTGCAAGCGCAAGGTGTGGCTATGGGTAAAGTTCCACAACAAGAATACTTGAAAGCCATGTCTGGATTTGTAAGCCCAGATCAAACAGCGAATGCCGCATCAAATATTCTTCATCACAGCCGCGCTGATTTTGATCAGAGCAAAGAATATTACGATACTGTACAAAAAGAACATAAGAACAAAGTTGATCCTAAATCTCTTACTCCATATGCAGACATTCATAATAATTCTTCTGATTTATCAAAGCTACATAAAAAATATGCAGGAATACATAAATATTATGATGATGAATATCAAAAGCGATTGAACGCTAAACAATAAGGATACAAATCATGGGTGAAAAAACAAAAGAAGAGTTGGAAGACGAGCAGGCTCAAAAAGAAGCTGAAGCTTATATTAAAGAAAATCATCCATCTGCTGTAGCAAGTGGTCAAAATCTTTATGCCAATATGCCAATTGGTGAATCCAAACAAGATACAGAACAAAAAAAACAAGAACCTGAATCAACATCCGTTCTTCCGTATGCTGGTGGAGCGGCTGGTGGATATTCTGCGTACAAAGGTTTTGGGACAAAGATGTTCAAGCCTGGTGAGGACATCTTCAAGCCTGCGCCTGTGAGTCCAGTTGCACCTGCGGCGCCTTCTGCTGCTCCTTCTAATGTTCGAGTAGAACCACACATGGAAGACCCTGTATCTGGTCTTGATCATATTGAACCACCAAAACAGAATTTTGAATTAGATCCTGAATTTCAGTCTAGGGTTGATGAAGTTTTGCAAAGCCAACGTGGTAAAAATGAGCCCACAGGCAAGCAAATGCGTCAAGGTCATAACATGGAAGCCCAACGTGAAAAATGGGCTCTTGAAGAAAATTTAGGCTTGCATGGAACGGGTGCAAAACAAGAGATCACTAAATTTGGAACTGCTTTCCCACTTGAAAGTGGCCTTGTCACGACCGAACATACTGCGCGAGAGATAGAAGAAGAAAAAGCAAGAATGGCTGAAGCTCAAGCTAGAGAAAGAGCTAAACAACAGGTTTTGAGAGAGAAAGCTGAAGAGAACAGAAAAGCTCTAGAGAAGCAAAAGCAAGAAGCTTTGAAACAACAAGCCTTAGAAAAAAAAGCCGCAGAAGAAAAAGCAGAACAAGAAGCTGAAAAAGTTGCTCAACAGAAGGCTGAAAAAGAAGCCGCTCGTAGAGGTTTAGAAAAGGGTGTTGCTAAAGTTGCCACTGGCGCTTTAGGTGGCGCTTTGGCCGCGCCTGACTTCTGGGATGCATATCAAGAGTATAAAAAGAATGGCATGACCGATGAAGCCATTACTAAGATGTTGCAAGGTGCTGGTGGTGCCGCAATGGCTATTCCACATCCTGTGACAGAGATAGGGGGAGCCGCTTTGAATATTGGCGCCCCTTATCTTGTTAAGCAGTTTGGCCCACACAATAAGCCAAGACAAGCTCAGTGAGCCAATAGATGCATGAGGATCAAACAGAAAATGATCCAAAGAAAAAATCTGATCATTTTCTGTTCATGACTTCTTCAATCTTGTCGGCCACTAAAGAGTTGTAAGCTCTAGCGACTTCGATGCATGCTTCGCGCTCCTTCATGATGATGTCAACTTTGGCTCTATCAATAAAGGCATTGGCAAGCTTTACCAAATCGTCCTCAAGAAAGTTGTAGTTGTCCTCAAGTTGGACTTCGTGGAACACGCGGTTGATTTCTTCTTTACTCAGCATTTGCTACTCCAAAATCATTTTTAAGTTTCCAAAAACGCAATAAGCACTGGAACATTTCCCAGCCTTTGCGCAGATCGGCTTCTGGCCATTCCACGATCTTGATAAGACCAAGGTGCGTGACAGAAGCAAACACGTTTGCACAGCGCGCGTGAGGCAGTCCCAAGCCATTTCTGTAGGCCGCTAATTGCATCAGATGCTCTTCATATGCGACCACATCATCATCAGGCCCAAACTCCTTTGTTTTGGCGTCAAGGACGATGCCTACGGGTGATGTATCGCTGATGTCGCAATGCAGATCGACCTTGCCTCCGTATCCTAAATTGGAAGCAAAGCTAATTTCTGTTCTCCACTCTTGGAACGGGTGGGTGCCAAAGTGATCGAAGACTTTCTCTTCAAAAGCTTTGGCAATGTCAACGTGCTGGACTTCGCGGTTGCCTGAATACCACTTCTCAATGGACTCGTGAACGCGTGTACCGCGCTCTGCGGCCTGTTTTCCCGTCTCCTTAGAGTCAGCTACTATCCGAGCAATAAAGTCCTTCTCAGACTCGTTTTGAGCCCTTGGAAGGGTAAGCGCGGCGAGGAGCATTTGCTCGTTCTTCCACACTTCGAGCCCAGGCTTTGCCACCACTTTCAACAACGTGCTGACTGACGGCACCAAGTTAAACTTGCGCGCATCACGAAGGGTTGTAGGTCGATCTGAACCGTCTTTTGCTTTGACGGTGTACATGGGCCCACCGTCCTGCTTGTACCAATGAACGGACTCTGCCGATCTAGCAATGATTGTTGTCATTTGTAATCCTTAAGTATTAAAAAGGGATATCATCATCCATATCTACTGGTGTAGATGCGGCGGTTACTTCAGGCGACTTGAGGCTGATTTTTTGCCACTCAGGTGAAGCCATAATCTTTGTCTTCAGGTTGTCGCTGAATGTCTCAAACAAGGCCATATCAGGTTCTTGAAGGTTGAACATTTCGTTCTTATTGACTGCTTGGGGTAAACCGTTTTGTTTGATGATGGAGGGAACTGGGGTCACGCCATCCACGTTGGAATAGGTTTGTCCGTTCTGTCCTGCGCGTTCAATCACGTTGATCATGCACCAAGCGCCTAAGATATTCTTGAGGTCAAATTTGCGCATCTCTTCTTGCGTGAAGGGCTTACCGCGCCATGATTGCAAATCCAAACGAAGGTTTGCTTTCTCACTCCATGAGAGCGTGTAGTTCTTGAATATTGCGAATGGACGGCCATCCTTCATCTTCAACACTGTGCCATTGTCATCGGTGCCGTGGATCTCCCAACCAAGCATAATTTTGTGTAAGAACTTAACTTGCCCTAAATATTCTGACTTTTGCGTTCCAACATCGACTATCCTATAGCACCTTGCTAGATGCATTCCAGAGGGAGTGCGCTCGAAATTACCACCTTTATCTTCAACGTAAAAACTCATGATTTCTCCTTGTAAACGGTCAATTCGACCAAATCCGATCAACGTGATCGTGTCAAGACTATAACATAAAATCTAATTCTGTGTTAGACTATCTTCAAGGAAGGAGAAAATATGAACCTAAAAAAATACTTTGAAGGAGAGCCTTATGGCGCGAAGAAAGAGATGGCTGAGTACTTAGGAATCACACCTACATGGTTGGGACTTCTATTGCGCAAAGCACGTCAACCCTCGCCCGAACTGGCCAAAAAGATTGAAAAAGCGACACAAGGATTGGTAACTGCTAAAGAGTTACGTCCTGACCTTTTTGACTGAACACAATGTTGTGTATTTAACTGGAGAAAAAATGAACCGCGTTCTTAAAAGTGTAAAGATTAACAGCGTCCGCATTGATGGAGACACGCAGTCCCGCGTTGACATTGATGCCAATTGGGTGAGTGGCATTGTTGATGACCTCAAGAATGACATTGACTATGACCCGATTGAAGCGCGATTTGATGGTGTCCATTATTGGCTGACAGATGGTTTCCACCGTTATTTGGCAAACAAACAAATTGGAGCAAAAGAGATTAAAGTGGCGTACTTGCCAGGGACTCAATTCGACGCCCAAATCGACAGCTTCAGCGCCAACAGCAAGCACGGCAAACCCCGTACAAGGGCTGACAAACAAAAGGCTGTGGAAAGGGCTCTTGCTCACCCACAACTGCAAGACAAATCCAACTACGAGATTGCCAAAATCTGTATGGTTTCTCAGTCTTTTGTGGCCGCTGTGCGTGATCCTGCCAAGAAACAAAAGCAAGCCGAAAACGTAGAAAAACACTTTAAAAACAAAGGTGAACCAAAAGAAAATACTAGTTTAACTAGTAGTTTTAATACAACACCTAGCGAAAACACCTACGAAGATTGTGGCCCTGACGAAGCCGAACTGAAGGCAAATGAACTGGCTCTACAGGCTGATCAAGACGCCATGTATCAGTTGTTGGAGTCGGACGATGCATTGGCTACGGCTTATGAGGAGATCAAGCGACTCAATCATTTGAATGGTCAATTGGAGGTTCGCATCAATGGGCTGATGAATGAAAAAAACGAAGCCATTAAGTTGGTGAAGAAACTGCAAAAAGAAAACGACAAACTGAAAGCAAAATAATGAACACAAACCTAGCGCCAAGTGAGCGTGATGATGGACAAGAAAAAAATGGATTCCCAGAACCACGACAATTTCAAATCGATGCTCATAACGCCTTGCGCCAAGGGTTCCGTGATGGTCACAAAAACCAGATCATCATGGCCCCTACAGGCGCGGGCAAAACCTACCTTGGACTACGAATCTGTAATGAAGCGATTCAAAAAGGTAAGCGAGCAGTATTTCTTTGCGACCGAACAACGCTGATCAATCAGACATCTGCGGTGGCCGACCGTTACGGCATGAATCAGCATGGAGTGATCCAAGCCAATCATTGGAGACGTCGCCCAGATGAGTTGTTCCAGATTGCTTCAGTGCAGACCATTGCCAAGCGTGAATTCTGGCCACAGATGGACGTTTTGGTGGTCGATGAAGCACACACCACTTACAAGGCATGGACTGAGTTTGCAAAATCTACAAATGCCACTGTGATTGGTTTATCCGCCACGCCCTTTACAACTGGTCTTGGAAAGATATTCACAAACATCGTAAACGCCACCACAATGCACGATCTCACGCAGAATGGTGTGTTGGTACCCATGCGCATCTTTTCGTGCTCTAAGCCCGATATGGAGGGCGCGGAGACCAGAGGCGGTGAATGGACGGACAAGGCGGCAGAAGAGCGCGAACTCAAAATCGTTGGGGACGTGGTGGCAGATTGGCACAGGTTTGGTCAAAGTAGGAAGACAATTGTCTTTGGCGCGACGATCAAGCACTGTGAGGAGCTATGCAGGCAGTTCATTGAATCTGGCGTCATGGCTGCTGTGTTTACAAGCGATACAACGGCTACAGAGCGTGAGTTAATCCTCAAAGAGTACCGCAAGCACAACAGCAATCTCAAGGTGCTGATATCCGTGGAAGCTTTGGCCAAAGGGTTTGACGTACCTGATGTGGGTTGTATCTGCGATGCAAGGCCATTGCGTAAGTCTTTGTCCACAGCTATTCAGATGTGGGGTCGTGGCCTGCGTACGTCGCCTGAGACGGGTAAAAAGGACTGTCACCTTCTAGACTTCAGTGGCAACATTGTGCGGTTTTTTGAAGACTTTAACGACATCTATTTCAACGGACTTGAGAAGTTGGATGATGGGGATAAGCTCGATAAGAAGGTGCGCACAAAAGAGGAGTTTGAGCCCAAGGGTTGCCCACGGTGTGGCTATATGCCGTTCCATAAACGCTGTATGGCGTGTGGGTTTGAGAAGATGAGTAAGATTTTGTCTGAGGCGTTACCAGGTCACATGCAAGAAATCTTCATCGGCACTGGCCCCAACAAGAAGAAGCTTGCCGATAACGCCGAGCATCTCTGGAACCAAATTTGTACCTATGCAAGGCACCACTCAGCGCCTGAGAAGCAGTCCGCTCGCGCATGGCATTTGTTCAGGGATATCACAGGTCAAGAGACTCGTTGGATGTTCAGCAAAGCGCCATCGGTTGAGATCACAAAGAACGTATTCAACAAGATTCAACAAATGAACATTGCCTTTAGGAAGGCTAGTAAAAAATGAGAAAGAGATCAAAGTACCGTCCCAAGCCAATAATTCTGGACTGCATCACCTATGTAAAGACTGGCTTTACACCTATGGTAGATATGAAGAGCGTTTTGCTGAATTTGCAATTGAAGAACCATTCTGCACTTGAAGCTTTGAGAATTGGAGATGCCACGAAAGAAGATATTGACACGATCATCAGCGCCTTGAACATCACCGAAGCTTTGTCCATGCAAGGCATAGGAAATGATTACAAGGAAGAAATTAAGGAAGCACAAGACGCGCTGTTTGAATGTGCTAAAAGAGGCGCTGAGAACTACAAATTCATTGTTAAAGGGTTGGAGCTAAAAGCAATCAATTACGCGATGGAGCTCCACGACGCCCAGTTGCATGCATCGACTGTGAGAGACATTGAAAAAGCCATTGATACGGTGAAAAACACCATTATTCAGAAAAAAGCTAGAGCCATTGTGGAGAAAATATGAAAAAGCCAATGTGGGACAGTAAAGCTGTCAAAGCATATGAAACTGGACAAGGCGTGGAGTTGGTCAATGAACCATATCTACACTATGTGCCTAGTCAAAAAAAGCATGAATGGGTAGGACTGACAGATGAGGAGATTGAACAGGTATATATGGATACCATGAATTTTCAAAAAATGGCAAGGGCTTTAGAAGCCATGCTGAAGGAGCGCAACACATGAGCTTCATCGACTTTGCTCGCGCCAACGGCGTAGATATTGATATTTCAAGGCTTTACCCTTCCGAGAACATCAAGCGCACAGGTACTGTAGACAAACCTAAATCCACCAATGGCGCCTACTATTGGGATGGTCAGCGTGGATGGGTCTTTGATTGGTCAGGAGCGGCCATAGTGATCTGGTATGAGAATCCCAATGCGAAGCCTTGGACTGAAGAAGAAAAGCGCGCATGGATGGATAGAAGGCGTTCTCAGCAATCCGATCAGCAAAAGAGATATGAAAAGGTCGGGTTACAAGCTGAAGCAATCTTAAAGTCAGCAAAAATCGATCATCACAATTATCTTGAATACAAGGGCTTCAAGGATGAGAAGGGCCTTGTGTTGGGGGATAAGCTTTTGATCCCCATGCGCAACGTGGTAACCAACAAAGTAACTGGTTACCAAGCGATTGTTTTTGATTACGAGACTCATAAGTACGATAAAAAGATGCTATTGGGCATGAAGGCTAGAAACTCAGTGCTATTCATTGGGGATAGAAAAGGCGAGGAGTTCTGGCTCGTTGAAGGCTATGCAACAGGATTGAGCTTGCATCAAGCTTTGAGGAGCTGTGGGCTCAAGGCGTCGGTGGTGGTTTGCTTTAGTGCGTCTAACCTTGTGGCGGTTGCTGACCAGATCAAAGGTAAAAGGTTTATCTTTGCTGACAATGATGCCTCTGAGACGGGCCAAAAGGCCGCTGAGAGCACTGGATTGCCTTGGACTATGGCTGATGAGCAAGGATGGGATGCAAACGATCTGCACGTTAAAAGCGGGCTCTTCAATGTTGTTGCAAAAATAATGGAATTAAAAAGAAAGGTGTTGACAAGCGTTAGTGCTTAATTGATATAATCCAATCACAACAGGAATGGAAGCCCTGTTGGAAAGCTGTTAAGTCAGGCTCCGACCCCTTGTGGGTTAGTTGCATCGTAAGATGTGGCGCTTCCAACGGGGTCTGACTTAACAGCTTTTTTTGTTTCTCGCTGAATTGGACGCGCACTGGCGGTAGCAATCAGGGACAGCTCTACTACGGGATAGGTGTTGAGACAGAGCAAGGGGTGGCGAAGTGAGTGCCCCTACATCGAACGACTGACGGGTCAAGTGGCTCCAGACGGCAGAACTTGTGAAGGCTCATCCTCTTTTGGGAGGGCTGAGTCTGTCCACCAAACGGCAGTGACAAACAATAAAGTAAGTTAAAAGTAATTGATGATAATCAATCAAAAGTGAAATTTTAATTTTTTGAAAAGCTAATTTTGTGTTAGACTTTTGAGAACTAACACAGGAGAGAACATGGATAAGCTTGAGGAATTTCACTACTTCACCACACCTGTTTACGCGGTGAAGAAGCCTGATTTTTTACCTGCTGTACGGGCTGTATCTACGAAGTACTTGGATAAATCCAGAGCCCAAAAGAAAACCAAAAGACCGATCACTGTGATGAGTGCGAACTATTCACATGAGAAGTCGATTGCTGAATTTGCGCAGTATGTTTCCCAGACTGCATGGAACATTTTGAATGCGCAAGGATACAACGTGGATGCCAAGGTGACTTACTTTATGGAAATGTGGAGTCATGAGCACAATCATATGTCACACATTGATCCACACATTCACCACAATGGTTCTCAGATATCCGCGTTTTACTTTTTGGATGTACCTCAAAATGGTTGCAAGCTGGTGATTCACGATCCGAGGGAAGCCAAGCAAATTGTGAGCTTGTCTGAGAAGACACCAAAGATGGTTACACCTGCGGCGAATCAAGTGGTTTTTAACCCTGAAGCAGGTACGCTTATTATGTTCAATGCATGGGTGAGACATTCATTAACGCGTAACCTCAACAAGACGGCTCCTCTACGTTTTGTTCACATGAACCTTTCTGTTGCGCCCACATCCTCTTCTACATCTAAGAAGAACCAACCCCCTAAACCAGTTGAACCTAAAGTGGAGATCATATGAAATTCAGAATCCGATTCAATAAGTCACGCGGTCAAGAAGGACGTGGAACTATGGATCACGTCTGGAGAGTGTTCGCAGGCGATAAGGAATACCTTGCAAAACACGTTCAGTTGAACACCATCTGCAAAAGCGAGAAGCAAGAAGGCTCTGATGATTGGAATATCGTATGCGAAGGCGAGATGACCATCGACAAAGAAACTTCAACAATAACTATTGATAACAATCTAATTTGATGTTAGACTTCCCTTGCCACGATGTTGTGGTTAAGGGGAAGACAATGACGAATGAAGAATTAGATATTGCAATCAAAACACATGAAAAGCGGCGCGTAAGATTTATTAAAGAAGGACTGTCAGATGATGATGCATATGACTTGGCTGACAAACTTTTTGAGCGCGATAAAGAGGGCTTTGATGATAGGCGGCTTTGTTTTGAATGTAAGAACTATGACGACAAGACTACGCATTGCACGGCTTACAAGGACGCATTAGGTAAGACGTATAGACCCCTTAGATTTATTCTTCAACGGTGCGATAAATTTGTTTTAAGGGGAAAGAAATGAAGTTGATTGTGGGAATAGACCCTGGCGCCACAGGTGCCCTAGTTCTCATCGAGGACGACAAACCCATCGAGTGGACAATCATGCCCACTTACAAAGTTGGCTCTGCCACTCGCGTTCACGCATCTGAAATTGCACATTTTCTAGACTACGGCAAATACGTCGATCACGTCTACATCGAAAGTGTCCACGCCATGCCCAATCAAGGCGTTACCTCTATGTTTAACTTTGGCCATTCAGTTGGCACAGTGATGGGCGTGGTCGGCGCTTTAGGCTATCCACACACATTGGTCACACCTCAGAAGTGGAAGAAGGGCGCAGGGCTTGTAGGAACCGATAAGGACGCCGCAAGAGCTCGCGCAATACAGTTGTGGCCCAAGTGGAAAGAACTATCTCAAAAGGGCAAAGGACAAGCTTATGCGGACGCGGCTTTGATCGCGGTGTTTGGATCATGACTAAAGAAGAAATCATAGAGATGGCTCAACAATGCGGATTGATTGGTATGCGACCGCATCTTGACGGCATTTATTCTGAAGCACTTGAATCCTTTGCCAAACTGGTAACAGAAAAAGAACGTGAGGCGTATGCAAAGATTTGCGATCAATATGCGCTAGAAGATGAGAATTGGGCAAATGATTGTGCTTTCGCTATTCGTAAAAGGGGAAAAGAATGACTAAAGAAGAACTATTTGATATTGCAGATCAAATATTAACCATGCCATACAAAAAAGACGATGTATTGTATTTAGCAAATTATTTGATGGAAAACGGCAGACAAATGATGTTGAAAAACGCAGAGTTACAAATCGAAGTGGCAATACTAAAAGAACGTGAAGAGTGTGCAAAGATTGCTGACTCATATGCAGATGGGTTAGAGCGTAATTACTCTGAAATCATTGCGGACAAAATCCGAGCAAGGGTAGAAGAATGACTAAAGACGAAGCAATACGTCTTGCACTAGATACACTAAAAGAAGTGCGAGACGAAACATTTCGATTGTTGAGAAATGGCGAAAAACTTTATTCAGAAGATAAAGTGTGGTCAACTATTATTTCTGTCCAAGAAGCACTAGAAACAAAAGATAGACCCGTGCAAGTGTCTCCTCTTGAGTTTGTTGAAATTGTTTATGAGAAAGAACACTTAATTGGTAGACCAATAGTTTGGGCGCAATGGCCTAACA